CTTCAAATAAATACTAAAAATATTTCTGGTACAGTAGAAGATAAAGCATTTGTTTGTATTTCTGTATTTAGATAGGATAAATTATGAAAAGAATTATATATAAAAATTTAGACAACTCAGTAAGCATTATAGTACCTTCTGCAGAATATCTTAAAACGCATACTATTGAAGAACTTGCACTTAAAGATGTACCTGCAAATACACCTTATAAAATAAGTACCACTAGGTAATGTTATTTGATTTGATGATAATGAAGCACCACTAATTTCATTTGTCATTGATGTATTTAATGTTCTTGTTTGCCAAGCACCATTTGTAAAATTTCCTCCAGCAACACCATTACTTTTTTCATCTCTTACATGAAATAATTGTGTGCTAAAATTGTCTGATACAGCTGCAAATTCTAATGCAGTAGCACCAGCATTTACTTTTACTGTGTCAGAACCTGCGCCAGTGTAAGAAGACGGAGTATCTGATAGATCTAAGAACGCCATTGCATGGAATTCTAAGGCAGTTTCGCCAACATTAACTCTAACAACTTCTAATCCAGCCCCAGTATAAGCAGATGGAACATCGCTTAGATCAGTAAATGCAATAGCAGGTAATGAAGCTAAAGAAATTTTTTGATTTACAAGCGGAGTTAAAATTTGAACTCTAATTAAATCACCGTCAGCAGCAGCTTTATCCAAAGCAATAGCAACAACTTGATTAGTGCCAGCATTTGTGATAACTTTACAAACCGGAGCTGAAGCAGTACCAGTAACGGCAATTTCAAGTGAAGCACCGCGAGCGATAGCGGCACCAGCGGTCATGTACATTACACAATCACGGAAAGCCACATCCATTCTTCTATTTAGACCAGAAGAGGTGTAAGAGTTTTTGATTGTGCTATAAGTGATGAAGCCATAAATAGCATCTGTTGCAGCAGCTTTTTCTACGATAATTTCTTGATCAGTTACATCTACTAATTTAACAGCCATTCCCGGAATTAAGGTATTGGTACTGTCTCTTTTGATTGCTGCTGGCAATTGATTCACATTCGGAGCCAAAGTAAGCATACCTTGGATTGGCTCCATCGAAAATTGGTTAATTATTTGAGTCATTTTTTTCTCTCCTAAAGATTGTTAAATTATTTTCCAAAACACTTTTTACCTAGAGCTACTCTTTCTGGTCTAGTTTTATAGAGAGAGCCTTTTGATTTATTAGCGTTTTCCAAAGCTTTTCTACGAGCTTCTTTTAAAGAATTTTGGAATTTAGCGTTTTCTTTAGCTTTTTCCTTTTCTTCTTTATCTTCTTCGTCTTCGTTTTTCTTAGCTTTATTTTTTACTTTGTAATCAGGAGATTCAGGAGTAATTTCCATTTCTTCGTCCATAGCATCAGAAGCAGCATCATTTTCCATTTCTTCATCTTCATCAGATTCGTTTTTCTTAGCTTTATTTTTCTTAGCTGATTTATAGCAAGAAACTAATTTACTAACTTTTACCTTTTCGCCATCAACTTCGATTTCGTCATCAGAGTTCATTTTTGCCTTTGCATTTTTCTTTGCTTCCTCAGCTTTAGAATTTTTGAAAGCAGCGATTGCATTTTCCAAAGTTACTTCTTCGCCATCAACTTCAATAACGGCATTTTCAAGACTAACTTCTTCTCTTTTATTTTTGAAAATTTTGAACATTGTTTTTTTCTCTTTTGAGTTTTCAATTATTGTCGCTGCCTCGTAACGAGGATTTGCAACTAAAGCTAAATGAACACCCTGACCAGCGAGAATTTCTCGATCGTAAGGAATGTTATGGTATATTCCACCCGGTGCAAATTCTGTTGGAATATATGCACAAGAAACTGAATAACCTTCTTCGATAACACCAACGCCTTTTTTGTTGTCAATAAGGAAACTACAATTCGCCCAACCATCAGCATCACGCCATATTTCTCTAGTAATCAAGCCAACTTTATGATCATCAACATTTGATAAAGTTAGATCTTTGTGATCTACACAAACTGGAATTCCTTTGAAAGTTTCTGCAATTTTCATCACATTTTCAGGACGAATCAAAACAGTTTCATTTTCATAACGCACGACGCCAGCTTCTAAGAATCGACATTGATAAGTTTTTGCTTTTAATTCAGGATTTTCTAAATCTTTTGGCATAATTTTTTAATCAAAAATTGGTATTGCTTTACAGTAACAATTAAAATCTTCACCCGGATTGCAGCGGCGATTTGTGCCAGCAATCAAAGGTGGATCGTCAAAACTATGAATAGTTCCATTTAATTCTTTGTGAGAATCTCTTATTCCATACTTTCCGCCGTGTGGAGTAGTAGACCATTCATATTTGCGAATCCCCGCAGTCTCATAGCGTGTTTGCTTGTATTTAGCTGTCAATAGGTTGGTTTCTTGGCGCGCTAAGAACTTGGCCTTGCGATCTGATACACCATAACTTTCTTTAATCTTCTTTGTTAAATATTCGGCGCGATAACCTGTAAATACATTTTCAGAGACTTGTTGACGCAATTTTTTTATTTCTTCATCAGCAAAATCTTTAACATAAAGCGTCAAATTTTCTGAATATTCTTTGGCGATTTTCTTCTTCTGTGCGGGCAATAAATTAGCTTCAATGCCAATTTTGGTTTCGACTGTTTTTTTAAATTGACCATCTACGCTTTCAATCACACTTTCAAATTGATCAGTAAAAGAAATTTGTTTGGCCAACTCATCTGCGCTTAGCTTATCCAGCGTTGAGGTTAAGCGCATTGTAAGCTGTTGATAATTGATTCTTGCTTGTCCTACTGCACTTTGAATTTCAATTGGAAAATTCTTTAAATCGCCACGAAAAGCGTTTATTCTACTGTCATAACGATAGCCGAGACTTCTAAATTCTTTGGTAATTTCTGCGGAAAATTTACCCTTAAAAATACCATCCGCATATTGAATTTTACCAGAAAGAATAGCGTCACGAATTGGCGATTTAGAATTGAAAAGCTGCTTGTGAGTTTCTTTGATTGTTTGAAGCAGTGGTACATAAATTTGAGCGATAAGAAATTCTAAAATCTTTTTTTCAATTGGTCGTTCTAAACTTGGCTTTGCTTCGATTGGCTGTAACTTCATTTGAAAATTCTTTTAACATTCTTCTTAATATAAAATCCCCACTTGCCAATTTCGTTTTGCATCCAACCGCGTGAATTTTGAACGCTATCATCAGAAATTTGTTGCACATGTTGTTGAGCAACTGGAATTGGGAAATCATCGTCAATATCATCAATGTCCATCTCAACAGGCGTAAGATTTGCCATGTTGCACTGCCTTTTAAATTCGGAAGCTGTGATCAAAGCATTTTGGTATAAGAAACTTAAGCGTGTAAATTCCTTATCTTTTACATTTTGTTCTTGTTCTGCTGTTAGAATTCGTAACGGTTTAAACTCAACTGAAAGACTATCAGGAATGAATCCGAATAACTTCTGACAGTCGAGCTTGAGCATTTGGATAATTACATATTTACCTTTGCTTCTTATCTCGCCTTCAATCATTGAGTTGTAGCTTTCTAGGTCATCTTCGCCAGAATTAAATCCACTTGCAGATTGACCAAAAAGCTTTGTCAAAGGCATGCGAAGAGAGTTAGCAACGCCAATTCTTATTTGCTGCAACATTTCTGATAAGCCAGTAAATGTGATTTGTTTTTGTTCGTATTCATCATTGGTGTCCATCACTAACGCGTTGAGATAATCTTTGCCTTTGTTAGCTGCTTGAACCCTATTTGCTGCCTTTTGTCCTGTGGGATCAGTAGCGAGAGAAGAGTTAAATCCAGCAATTTTAAACACATCTATTTTAGCTTCATCAAGCAATTCAAAAACTAGGTCTTGATTCTTTAGATATTGGTTTATATCGCGCACCAAGCGTTCAACTTCTGACATGGCCCAACCACGAAGCGCAGGGCGTAAGAATGATGGAGCTTGTTTGCCGTTTACTTTCAGAACTCGTGAGCGGTGAAGAGGTACTCCGTAGTAATAATAAGGCGTGTCTGATTCATACATTGGCGGAACATAAGGAACTTGCTGGCCATATTGATTTTGTGTTGCCATGTTTAATTCCCACAAGTCAGCAGGATAATATTCTAAAAGAGAATCTTGCTTTATGTCATTTGGATTTAAAGGAGAAGATGGGTTGCCGGGCGCATTTATCACCATACCGCCACCGCCGTAAAGCCTAGTCCATTTCCATAAGCTTTTTACTTCTTCGATTCTTTCTAATTCATCCCAATATTCATGCAATTTCTGCAATTGTTCTTCGGAAAGCTCTTTGCAATCAATTTTTACACCACCCCGAAACGCATCATCAACTGGTTGATCGATCAAGCTTTGAATAATGCCGTGCGTTAAGTAAGAGTAGGTAAGAGTAAGACGGTCGTTAGAAAGTAAATAATTTCTATTATTCTTAATCAGCGTAGCAGTTTGAGAAAGCATTACGCCGAATTGCTGTGGCAAACCAAGTTGAGTAACAAAATTGGTTAAGCTATTGGTTAAGACTTTATCAGAAATATTCTTAGTTCTTGCCTTTGTTTTTGCCATTGTGAGAAGTTTTTAAAAACAAGGGTGCAAGTGAGGTTTTTATTGTCAAGGCGACTTATTCTTGATTAACTTTTAAAAAATACTTGTAAAAAATGGTTTGTAATTTAGGATTGTGTTTTGTAAGATAAGTTTTGTTTTAACTTTAATTAAAAACTATGCCTAAAATTTTAAAAGCTCACTTAGGAATTTCAGCTTCAGAAGTCGATTTAAAATTACCAATTCCTTTTCTAAAAACTTCTAATGATCCTGATTCAGAGATTGGTAAAATAGTTG